CAAGAAAAAATATTGAAGGTAATATTCCAAGAGACCCAGATTGTAAATTTCTTACATATTTTTACAGTACTGACGGAAGCGAAAAATTGGTAAGTGACTCTGGTTATACTTATGCAAACCAATTAACAACTGCTGGATACGACAATTCAACAAATGGTACAAACTATTACGCAAACCTAATGTTAGATGAAATATCTTCAAAAGTATCCACTAATACAACATATAAAAGTTTACGATATGATACTAGTGTTTATAAAACATTTCGTGAAGGCGCTTTAAAATTCATACTTAAAGGAGACGACATTGCAAACGGTGATGTAGGAATGAATACAACTCCGTATGTTTATTTTACTTGTGAAAAAGATGATAGTAGTGGTGAATATCATCCATTTATGTGTATGGCAAGTTATTCTATTTCAGATAATCCTAATCGTTTACTTGATGTATGTAGACCTCCAGGCGATGGTGGCGACGGTGGCTATGTAAACAATGATGTTACGCGTGATGCAACATTACAACTAAATTTAACAAAAATTCCTATGTTGAACTATGGAACAGTAAGTGACATATCCGGTTCAGTATCATATTCTCCAAGTACAGGTGTTACTGAAATTAACAGCAACACAAATGATTTATACACTGCATCATTAGCATATGACTTTATAAACTACTATACCGATAACGGAAATGAATCTAATGGCAGTCGAATCATCACGTCTATTGATTATGATAATTACAACTATTCTCCTATTTCTGGTATTGGTATTATAGTAGATGGTGTTTCATTATATCCAGTTTTAAATAATACATTAACTACCGCACATAAAAGTGCTGAAATCACAAATACTGGTATTCATGTTGGTCAAGGAATGGGATTACACTACCACGGTGATGGTTATGGTGCAAAACTTACATTTGGTAATAATACAAATAATCTATTTTTATACAATGATAATGATTATATTGATACTAAACACCCACCACTAATTGGTTTTGGGTTAGATGGTATTGCATTATATGGTATTTATAATAGTAACTATAGTTCTATGCACGGGTACAACGTAGAATTAGATAATTTTGGAGGACACACGCATGGTAACTATGGTTACCACTATCACTGTCATACAATTCAAAATAACGCTAGTAACAACATTGACACAATTACGGATGGTTCTGGAGCAACCACATATAAAATACACGTGTTGATGAAAGGAGCATGGAAAGGAAATGTAAATAACATTCCAGAATTTTGGGATACAGCTCACGGTTCACATAGTCAATACGCACCGGAATATAGTTTGTCACAAAAAAATAAATATGTGTGGGGATATACACGCGCGTAACGTGCATAATAATATTTAAAGTGCTTGTTATTATTTATGTTTCTAGTAAAATAAATAATAATATTATTCAACTTCCAATTTACTCTTTTCCACAAGAAGAAAATATATTCCATCTTGTTGTTGGAATACCTTTAACAACATTGTTACGACCTTCCCATTCTTGTTTCATCGTTTCTTTGAATAAAATGAAGTCCATATCTGAATCGGGTTCATAGTTTTGTTTTTTACCTTTGTTATTCAAATAATCAAAATAGTCGTAATGTTTTACATCTTCTGATTCATACATGTAACATTGTATCGTGATACACGTATGTTTATTGGAATCTAAATTGTGCAACTGATGGATTTGATTCAATGTCGGACTAATCCAGGTAATCTCATCATGAGTTACTTGAACTTCTTTGAATGGGTCAACTCCATCTTTTTCATCATAACATAAAAAAGGATATAACTTTACGTTGATTTTTCCGCTAAGAACGCGAATGACAGCACTTGAACCACCGTGATTGTGTATCGGTGAGTAATGACCAACTGGCCATATTTCCATTACATAGGGTATTCCCGGAGACTCACCATTGTTTTCATTCAATGTGATTCGCAAATAAGTCTCCAAGATATTAGGGTCATTTTTGTTGAACTCTGTACTTTTATCTTTCAGTCTTTCATAACACCATAATCCAGGTGTTGCAATACTATATTCAATTGCTTTAGAAAAATCTGGAAATTCCGAATCGTTCAAAATAAATTGTTTACCAGAAATACAGTCATACAACTGTTGAGCGGTGGGAGATAAATGTGAATTTGGTAAAAATGTATTCTTTGCAATATGACTCATTGTTAACTGGTGGGTGTTTTTAATAAGTAGAGGAACACTTCTACTAATAGGGTCTCTTAGTAGTCTCATCATTTTTATATTTTTATCACTTGCGTTTACGGAAATCAAACTCTCTAAAAAGGTCTTGTTTGTTTCCCACTGTCTTTTATCAGCATTTGAAAATTGATAACTATATATAACATTTTCTATACGAGGTTCCCCCACACCCGCTTGTAGTTTTTGATTTTGAGAGTCAAGACTAAACCAATAATATGAACCTTTTTTATTTACCAGTCCCTTATTATTTGTATCATCTACTAACGGATCGTTACTTGGTATTTTATTTACTTTTACAGAATGTGGATTAAATTCTACTTTTAACCCATTTTTACTGTCTTTGTTATACAACTGAAAGCAAACGCTTTTAGTATTATCTTGGTTTTGAAAAATAAACACTCCTTGTCCATGAACAATTAAATTTACTGTTTTTTTATCATCTAAAAATAAATGTTTCGGTTCTATGTCGCTTACTTTTGTGTAAGTCATCACACTTAAAAATATTCAACAATATATTTTTAAGTCATTACATTTATATATCTAAAATATACTGACCACGAGGTCTTTTTACTAAATAATATTCGGTATCGTCGTATAAATAATAATTTGGATTATATCCTCCGTAGTAGTCTAAATACAATGGACTCACACCATAACTTGTGGAACCACCACCGTAACCTCCGTAATAACCGTACCCTCGCCCGTGTCCTCCATATCCACCATATCCTCCGTGTCCTCCATATCCACCATATCCTCCGCCGCCTCCGTGTCCTCTGTGTCCTCCGCCGCCTCCGTGTCCTCCGTGTCCTCCGCCGCCTCCGTGTCCTCCACCTCCACCTCCACGATATCCCTCTATACCTCTGAAAATAACAAAACTAAAAACTGCGAACACTACAATTGCAAACAACAATACAAATTTAGAATTTTTCATAATTTATATAACGTATGAAAAAAATTATTTTCTAGACTTTTTATAACGCCTTGTTTTTCTACGAGCGTTTAATCTTCGTTTTCCTACTGTTTTTTTATACTTTTTAGTTTTTCTTTTACCCCCCAAACCAATTCTCCCAACATTATTATCCGCTATACTAATTCTCTCTACATCGTCTGGTTTACTTTTCATAACATAAATTGTATTCATAGAAATTTCAACCATAGTAATATTTTGACAAATACTGTAGTTTCTCATTTTATTTTCATTACGTCTCATATAGTGACTCCAGTCTATTGGAATATACATATTGTTAAAATATATTTGATTACATTCAGAATTTGGATTTGAAATTTTATTTTGAGGTAAAAGTGTAGAATTTGAACACTTGGGGTCATTTTCTCTCGTGCCTATTTTTAAAAAAGATGATTTGTCACAACTACCACTTGCTGAATATTCTATTTCGTGAGAACAAGTTAATATAACGATTGTTTTTGGAAAAACAAAATTTGGTTCAATACTTAATATCCCTTCATATAAACCAACTATAGTTTGCCGGGTTCTTACCAAATCAGATGCAAAAGTATAATTTAAGTTATCCCCGTTTGATTTCATTACTTCACATAACTTTTTCCCGGCAGTAACCGCTTGTTCTCTTCCAAGTGGTGTAATATCTGTATCTAAAACTAAATGTGTTGCCCCAGATAAGTTGTGAACTCCTTGACCGTGACGCACTATATAAAACACATAGGACCCAAATAATTCAAAATACGTCTGAATCATAACACTACTTGTAATACCTAATTTTTCAAATGGTAATGTTTTTTTTTCAAAAATAATTTCTTCAACAAGAGAACTTGGATTTTTATCTCCCCCGCCAGCAACGTAATATTTACGGTCTGCCTTGTTTTCATTTGGGTCTAACTCGCCACTGTACACCATTTCAATAGAAACATTGCTACGGTCTACCACAAAACGAAAAATTGCACAATTTTTTACACGTATTTCTTCAGTTTCTCTAAAAAATTTATCAAAAAAACAACGAATTCTAGAATTGTGTGTTGCAATAATTGATACGACTTTTGATACGACTTTACTTGACATTTATATATATTCACAAATATTTTTCATTTCTAAATGTATTATTTGATTTGTAACATAAAAAACTTTATTACTCATCCTTTTTTTTAGCAAATGGTCCACTCACTAACTCACTTTGACCATTATCAGTCTTTCCAGTAATAATATTATCTCCTTCAAATAACTCTTTGCGAATATCCGCAGACGAAATAACATCTTGTTCTTTTAAGAAACTTTCTTGAGTATTCATATTATTTACACCAATCAAATTACCTTCTTCGTCTATTGCTTGCGTTAAAGAGGCACCAGTTGTTTCAGCTTTACGAATATTTTCTTCAATTGCCTTTTTCTTTGTCTCTTTCACACGTTGTTCAAATGCGGTTTTAGCAAAGTCCTCATTCTTAATCTTTTCTTGCATTAACTGGTTCAATTCCTCTTCCATATATTCAACCCGTCCAGTTTTATACGCCTCCGGGTCCCAAGGCATCCATAGACCAACGGGTCCAACAAATACATCGTGATTAGGGTCTAGTTCGCGCAACATCTTACAACGCAATTCGGCTTCTTCCATTGTTGGGTATACACCTCTAACTTTTAATCCACGAGTGCAAGTTTGGAAATTATGTTTTACGTTAAACGCATTATCAAGGTCCTCTTCATTTTGGTCTAAAAATGTTTTAAAGTCATCCTCCATACTAGTTTGCAATAAATTGTCGTGTTCTTCTTTAATAAATTCTTGAAAATCTTTAGTAACATCATCAAAAACTAACTTGTATTTATAAGATACGAAATTCAAAAATTGATGGAACTTTTCCATAGATTTAGACAAATCCCACTTCTTTAGGAACTGTTCAAACAAAAAAATTTCTTTTTGCTTCAGAATTTTGTCCGGAGACACAAAAGATACACAAACAAACTTTTGTCCGGCAATTGCTTTGTCTTCTTCTAATAAATCAACATATTTAGGATTTGTTTTTCCAGACAAATCGGTTTTTCGTTCAAAACTACTATTGGGAGTACTCATTATAAGTTATTTTGTATGAATTCATTTAAGTTTTATTTTACAAATTAATTATTTTTAATTTTCATTTTTTTTTCTTATTATTTAATATAAATGTTTGATATTGCCGAACTTGTCAAAAGAGTCATTAAGTACCTTGTTGAAGGCTTAATGGTTGCTATTGCCGCATATGCTATTCCAAAACAGTCATTGAAGGTTGATGAAATTGTTTTGCTTGCACTAACTGCTGCTGCCACATTTAGTATCTTGGATACTTATATTCCAAGCATTGGTGTTACTGCCCGTTCTGGTGCTGGATTCGGTATCGGTGCAAATCTAGTAGGATTCCCCGGAGGACTGTAAAAAATTAAATTATTTTAGTAGTAGTATAAAATAGTTATGAAACACAAGTCATAACTATTTTACTTATTTCCTTTAAGCAACCATGAACTAGATTGTATTTTTTCTCCAAAACCATCAAGTAACTTTATACCTAACTTATTACATATTTCTACTTCTGGTATACTATTATTGTTTTGGTCACCACCATTACAAAAAAAGGTTGGTCTAGGTGTAACAGTTTCCAACGTTTTACATACTGTTCTATCCAAGTCAACTGACTTAACTACATAGTCAACACATTTTAACTCTTGAATAATTTTTATTCTTTCATCCACTGGCATAAAAAATTTCCCTTTTTTCAAAACAGCTTGTTCGTCGTTGTTTACAATAACCATTAATTTATCCGCAACATTTTTTGACATTTTCATATACTCTATATGACCAATATGTATTGGATCAAAATAACCACTGACGCAAGCAATTGACATTTATGTTTTATACTTTGGTATATGTTTAATATATTTTAGACAAATATACTATTTATAAGCTAACGAAAAATACATAAAATCAAATAGTTGCGATGAACTCCCAGTCCAACTCTTCACATATTTTTTTCCAAATCGTATCTTGTTCTATTAGTTTCTCTCTATCTTTCAACATCGGAATTTCTGCTAGGTAATGACTCTCTCCCAACAATTCAAATAACTTGTATAAAACATAATAATAATGTAAAAAATTAACCCGATAGTCTGGGCAATGCTTCGCATATGGGTATTGAATTTCCATAAAAAAATTACACAGTATTTCTTCCAATTCTTGGGAAATAATCGGTGGTTTTAAACCCAACTTGTCTTTAATAAAATTGATATGTTCATAATACTTGTTGTATCCTAATTTTTTCAATACTTCTTTAGTTTTGTAATAATTCATCTTATCCATATCAATTCTCTCTTTTTTAATTTGCTGTTTTAAATTTTCAATCACCTCTTCTGGTATTTGTGTTGTTTCTTTCCCTTGGAACTGTGCCAAAATTTCTTTGAAATGGTTAATTTTTTTATAGGCGTAGAAACAAACTTCTTTAGGAGGTTCTTTATACGATGGTTTTTCATTTTCAATCAAGTACCTAACATTTTTTGAACAAGAATTACATATCAATACTCCTTCGTCATCCAAAGGTATAAGCTCCCCTTTAAAACAATGTTGACATATGTGAGACGGTCTAATAAATGCATTTATATCCAAGAAAGAATCATCTATATTGGATAAATATTTTTTAAAAATATTATTATTTTTATTACTAATATTATTCGCATCTTGATTCGTTTCGTCTGGATTTATTTTGAAAAAAGAATTCAGTATTATACTCTTAGATTTGTTTGTATTTTCAACTCCATTTGAAATATTTTTCTTGTTTTCAAAATAGTCAAAGATATATTTAGAATTATCCAAAAAATATTCCTTTTTTTTCATTCTAATATTTTTAATTTCTTCATGGATTTCTTCAACGCGGTCCTTTAGATCTAATATTTGTTCTATTGATAAATTTTGTGTTTCTTCATTTTCATTCAGTTTATTCACTATCTCTCCTCTCTCATCTTTTAGTTTAGGTATTTTATCTTGTTCATCTTTATTAAATTCATTAATAAATTCGTTGTGTTTACCATCTAGTGTAACTATACTCTTTTTATTTACCTTGATTTTTTTGGTAGTTTTCGGTTTAAAACTTGGCATATTTGTACTTTATAAAAATAAACAGAAATTTTTAATTACTTATTGATGGAAATATTATAATTTTCATTGGTTTAAAATTATTTTTAGTTTTCTTGAAAATATTAAGGATAAATGGATGAACCAATACAAATCAAAATAAACATTGAAAATAAAAAAGATATTACTTTAGAAAATGAAAAATTCCACAAAATGGTCTTTTTGTACAATGCCTTGAACGACGGATGGAAAATCAAGAAAAAGAACGACCTTTACATTTTTACGAAAAATCACGAAGGCAAAAAAGAAATCTTACACGATTCATATTTACTTACGTTTATGAAGTCAAATGCCGACTTGAATAAAATTGTTTCATAATTTAATGAGTTCACTTTAAATACTGTAAATATGAATTAATTAAATGAATTAAAATTAAATCCAAAATATTTTTTTCTTTAGCAATATTATAACTATGGGAGGAGGCCTAATGCAACTCGTCGCTTACGGAGCTCAAGATGTTTACCTTACCGGTAACCCTCAAATTACTTTCTGGAAAGTCACTTACCGAAGATACACCAACTTCTCAATTGAGTCAATTGAACAAACCTTCAACGGCCAAGCTGATTTCGGTCGTCGTGTAACTTGCATCATCAGTAGAAACGGTGATCTTGCTTACAGAACCTACTTACAAGTTACTCTTCCTGAGATCAACCAACTTATGGGTAACTCTGCTTCTCTATCCTCCGGTGCATACTCTGTCTATGCCCGTTGGTTGGATTTCCCTGGCGAGCAAATTATCGCACAAGTTGAGGTTGA